ACCCGCTCCTTGAACCGCACGCGGGCGCCGGTCAGGTTGAAGCCCGTGGTCTGCCCCGTGGCGACCTCCTGCGACAGCGTGTGCAGCGTATGCTTGATCGGCGGTATCCACATATCATCGTCTCCTGCCGAGCTGCGCCATGCGCTTGATCGCTCGCTCTGAACCCTTGTTGAATATCGCGCCGATCGCTGAAAGGTTATCGTCGAAGGCCGGCGTCAGGAACGGGCGCTTCTCGTGCCCCTTGCGCCTGAGTCGATTGCTGAAGGCGCCGGCCGCAGTGCGCGCGCGCTTGTCGTCCATGCCGGCCTTGCGCCGGAACCAGAGCGTCACGGCCTCGAGCCCTCGGCGTGATAGCCCAGGATGACGCCCTTTCCGAACGCCGAGCTCTATCGGGATCGCGTACTCGATCGGCGTGCCGACTGCGACGGACCTGCCGAACCCGGAGCCCGTGCCCGACCAGCCGATCGAGCGCCGCAGTATACCGCTGACGCCGACCGGGGCGTTGAGCGCGGCCGACCGCTTGATCAGCGCACCGGCGAGATCCATCGAGCGGGCGACTTCCTCGCCTGCTATCGCCTTGCCGCGGGCGCCGAACTTCGCGCTGAACCGGGTCAGCTCGCTGACGTCGATCTTCACGTCCATTAGTACGCCGGCCCGCTGTGGAACAGCCGAGACCATCCGGCCGAGCCCGAAGACAATGACGAGTCAATATCGAGGAACTCCACCGCCGCAGCCTCGCCGGCCTCGTCGCCCGTACCCACGCCGACATGGTCCCGGTACTGGCGCAGATAGCGGTCTGCGAGCGCCGAATACATCGCGACCCGTTCGCCGTAGTCGACGGCGTCAGCGTCCATGGTCGAATCGGTGACCTGGGCGAACCGTGCGCCGAGCTGCCGCAACGATACCGCCGCAGCCAGGTCAGCGACGGCGAGCTCGTCCAGCGCAGGGATTGTCGAGGACGCTACGTCGAGGGTATGCAGCACGGTATAGGACAGGCGCAGCGTGTCCGTTGTCGCCGGCGTGCGATCCGTGAACCGCACCCGCTCGCCGGTCGGCGAGTCGTAAGTCTGGAACTCGTTACCCTCGAGCATGCCGTCGGCAGGATCTTGATTGTTCGCTGGGTCGGCCTCGACGGACAGCAGATCCGAGAACCCCGACACCCACCCGGGCGGCGGGGCGTAGTCGTAGCCACCGTCTCCGGTTAGGTCGTAGACCAGCGAACGCGGGACGTGCCTCGAGTAGGTGCGCCGCGCCTGGTCGATCGCGTTGTCGCGTTCGCCTTGCGTGAGGTACGCGGCGCCGTCCCTGATCCGCTCGTCCTGCCAGGTGCGGAAGTCTGCAAGCGTGGACAAGGATCAACTCCCCGCTGAGGTTACTCCTCGGGACGCCACTCGACGACGAACGATATCGGGCCGAACCCGGCAGCGAGCCCGTCCCCGATCTCCTCCAGCTCGGCGCACAGGTACATGCCGTCGGTCAGCGCCGACTCGTCAGCGGTGATCCCCGTGAACGCGATCGACGTGTTCGCGACGGCGTCGGCGCCGGCGCCGTGGTCGATGTTCGCGATCTCAGTGGGGACTGCGTAGGCCGAGGTGCGCGTGTCGAGGTTGATATTGTTGGTGTTCGCCCCGTGGCCGGTGACGGCGAACCCGTACACGACGCGCACGGACTCGATCACGCAGGCGCCGGTAGCCCGGAAGATCGGGATCGACAGCGTGTTCGTCGCGGCGACGTGGAAGAACGCTGTGGTCGTCGTGCGGGTTCCGGCGACGTCCTGGATAGGCTCGAGTCCCATGGATCAACTCCTCACTGTGCGGGGCGCTCGGCCCCGGTTCAGCCGCCGGTTAGGCGACGATCTGACCGTAGAGACCACGCCAGTCGAGGGCCTTGACGCCGTAGACGTGACGGATCTTGTATTCGATCTGGTCTGCGTTGAACGGCGTTCCCTGCGTGGGGTCGTCCTGCACGAACAGCTCCGGCTCCTCGCGCCCCTGCCAGAAGCCGACCTCGAGCAGCGGCGTGTTCGCCGGGTCCGCGGCCAGGTACCAGTTGTTGACGTCGGTCCAGTGGCCGACGACGACGACGTCCAGATCGGTGAAGTCGGGCAGGTTGGAGACCACGGCGTTCGCCGCGTGCGTCGCCGCCGAGGCGCCGCCACCGATCAGCCCCTGGTGGAAGCCCTGCGTCAGCGACTGCGCCAGGTGCATGAGCTCGTGCGGGACGATGATCGTCTTCGGCCTGTTCGACGTCGACAACGGCTGCACCGTCGCCTGATCGCCGTAGGGCGTCTGATCCATCATGGCGACGACCGAGAGCCGAAGGTTCTCGGGGTTCAGCGCCAGGGCCGCGGAGTTGCCGTGCCCCGCGTTGAACAGGGCGACGGTGTCGTACATCGCGGCGTTCGTCGTCAGCACGTTGAACACGGCCTGGAACAGCGTCTTCGCCGCGGCACCGCCGAGCTTCAGCGGGATGCGCCGCACGGCGCCGACGTCGTCATCGGCGATAGCCTCGAGCGTGATCCGCTCGCGCCCGCCCCGCTTCGCGATCGCGTAGGTTTCCTCGTCGTCTCCCGGCGAGGTCAGCAGCGGGTAGTTGTTCGACTCGGCGACCGTCGACAGCGACTCGTAGCCGCCGAGCATCATGCGCCGCTGCGTCCTGAAGTCCTTGATCGACTCGATGTTGCTGACGATCTTGCGCCAGCTCTGGAGGTCCGGGCGGGCGTACTCGGCCTGCATCGCCCGCGCCACCGAGTCGCCGAGGATCTGGCCCCAGGTCGACGCCTGCACGGCTTCGGTGACCCGCCGGAACGGCTGGCCGGGTCGCAGGTTCCGGCTCTCACGCGTGCCCCAGGTCGACACCTCGGGCAGCCCGCGGTAGCTGATACCCTGCCGCAGCATCTCCTCGAAGCCGACGTCCATGCCGGGGATCTTGCCGGTGGCGTGATAGTAGGACTCGTGCAGGCTCGTGAACCTCGGCACGATCTCGTCGCCGAGCTTCATGTCGCGGTTCGCCATCATGCCGTCCATGGCGACCTGTAGACGGTCGAGCGAGTCGACGCCCTGCGTTGCGCTTTCGCGCGTGGTGCCTGCGTCGGTGACCTTCGGCGACGGGGCGACCTCGGCGAGGTAGTCCCGCTCGGCGGCGATGGCGTCGTCCGTCGCCTTGACGGCCTCGGCGACCGTGTCGAAGTCCCGCTTGAGCTCGGCGCGCAGCCGACGCTGTGCTGGCAACGGCAGGCCCGACTCCGTGATCTTGTCGATCACCGCTTCGCGACAGGCGATCTTCCGATCGATTCGCGCCATGATCGCCGACTCGTCCACGACGGGCGCGGGCTCGATGGCGGGTTCCGGTGTCGGCTCCGGTGCGGTTGCGGTGGGATCGGCCATTGTGGGATCTCCTGGGGATGACAACGAGGCGACCAGCCGCTCCAAGGAGCCGCCGGCCGCGGGATGACTGACTACGTCAAGCGTAGGATTCGGGGCGAACGATAGAACCTTGCGGGTTCCGTCGCCCGTGCTTTCGACCTGGGCTCGAGCGTCGATGCTGAACCCGAACAGCCGGCGCGCCGTTTCGCTGCCGAGCTGCCAGGCGTTACGCATCAGCGAGCGCAGACCTTCGTCGATGACCTTGAACGTGCCGAACAGGCCGGCGCGGCCGTTGCGCTCTGCGAAGTGTACGCCCTCGACGGTGCCCACGAGGTTCTTCGCGGCGCCGCCGCCGTCGCCGAACAGCGTCTTCAGCTCGCCCGGTAGATGATCGCGCAGCCCTTGCTTGAGCTCATACGCGAACACCTTGACGCCCTCGAACACGTCGGCCGCGCCCTGGAGCATGTCGTCGGTGTACAGGTTCCCGTTCTGCGACAGGCCGGCGGATAGGATGCAGACCTCCCACTCGGCGCCCGTGCTGTCGGCCTCTGCCAGGATCGACAGGGTAACGGCTTCGGACAGCGTCACGGTCTCAGGGATCGGCATGGTCACGGCGACAATATGACAAGGGGTGATGACATATTGTCAACCCAAACTGTCGCCTTTATCTCGAAAGGCGCGGCGCCGGCGACCACTCGGGCATCTTCTCGAGGTCGACGCAGCGGCAGTTGACGACCTCGCGCGCTGGTCCGGCTGGATCTTGCGGTGTCATGAGCAGGGCGCCGCCGACGTTGAACGGCTCCGACACCTTGCGGATCTGGCCGTGCGCCTCGGCGTGACTCTCACGCGTGCGGCTGTCTGCGGTAGCGATCCATTCCTTGACGAGCCCCGGCACGCGGTCGGACAGCTCGACCATCTGCGTGTGATGCGCCACCGAGAAGGCCCGGTTCGTCTCCGTCCTGACGATGCTTTCGG